CTCTGAGATCGTGGAGGAGTAATGGCTCTCAACACCAACGGGCTCAACGCGCAGGTCGGTGGCCTGACTGCCGTCGCTGCCTTTGCCAGCCTTCACACCGCAGCACCGAACGAATCGGGCAGCAGCGAGGTCACAGGCGGGTCCTACACCCGTGAGTCAATCTCCTGGGGCGCAGCGTCAGGTGGCACCGCAGTCTCCAGCGCGAATATCGTCTTTGACGTTCCGACGGGCACGACGATCACGCACCTCGGTTACTGGTCGGCGTCCACTTCGGGCACGTTCTACGGCAGTCGCGCGCTGGACACCTCGCAGACTTTCAGCACCGCAGGCACCTACACCATCAGCGCAGGGAACCTGTCCGAGTCAGTCTCCTAAGCCATGCCCAGGCTGTTCATCCTTGACAGCGAAAGTCAGGGACGCCTGGACCAGCAGGCGCTCGGGTACTTCATTGACGTACCTGGCCTGTTCACGCTCGATAGCAGCGACAAGGGACGCCTGAATGTCCAGCCGCTAGGCGGCACGGGTGCCGGGTTGGTAGTCGGCACTAGCGCGAATACGGGCAGCGTTATTGGTCAGCGCGGCATATTTGGCACCGCCAGCGGGACCAATACCAGTTCTGGAAGTGTTGCAGGTTTTCAGGGCTTCTCTGGCAGCGCATCAGGCGGTACGACGAGCGCAGGCACGGCGACAGGCATTGCTGCGCGCTTCGGTTCCGCGACAGGCTCACAGACTAGCGCAGGAAGCGCTACAGGCACCGAGAACGCGACAGGAACCGTCACGGGTGCGCAAACCAGTAGCGGCAGCGCTAGTGGCTCAGCGGCCCGCAATGGCAACGTGGTTGGGTTCAGCGTCAATGGTGGCGCAGCGGGTGGATCGCCAGACCTGACAGGTTCGGCGACCGGAAGCAGCACGAGCACGGGCAGCGCGTCGGGCAATACGCCGACACCGCCAACAGCACCGACTCCAGGTGGGCATGGACAGCCGTGGTGGTTCTACGAGCAGCCGCGCAAGCCAGAACCGCAACGACCGCGACCCCTGGAGTTGCGCGGGTTCGCTAGCGGTCGAGGTCGCAGCGCAGGCAGGGTGGCCGGGTCGGTCACCACCTTTGCGGTCATCGCGCAGACGCAGCGCACTAGCGGCGCGGTCCTTGGCGTCAGGTGGCCGGATGACTTTGAAATTGCACGGCGCGAACGCATCGCGCGTGATGACGACCTAATACTTATGGAGTTTGCATGATTACCAGCGGCCAGGTCACGGTTGGCACGGCAGCAGCCGTACAGGTTGACGGCAGTTCACGGAACCCGAGTTACCTGACGATCCACAACAATGACAACACAAAGACGTTGTACCTGGGTGGGTCGGACGTGACCACAGCCAATGGGCTTGTCTTGCTGAAGGAGGAGACGATCTCCTTTACGTTGAACCCTGGTGAAGCGCTCTACGCTATTTCCGCTAACGGGAACCACGTCATTAGCTGGTTGCGTCAGGCGCTCTAGTGCCGTACTTCATCACCGACCAGGCGCAAGGCTGCGACGGTTGGGCGACGATCAAGGACGACGGCGAGGTCATCGGCTGCCACACCACGAAGCAGGCCGCCATTGACCAGATGGTCGCGGTCAGCATCGCTGAAGGGCTTGAGCCAGGCCGCGAGCGCGTGGTGGAGACCAGGCAGGTGTCGGTCCCTGAATACGTTCGCAACGCGGCTGCGCGTGGTCTAGAACTGCGGCGTGAGGGTTTCGGCGGCGACGGTCTGACGGATCAGACGATCCGCGAAGCACGGCTAATGGCTGACGGCGAGATGTCGGACAGCAAGGTGGTCAGGGCTAATGCCTGGGCCGCACGTCACGCCGTGGACCTAGAGGCGCCTGCGAACCGGGACCCCGATCACCCGCAATGGCCGGGTGCTGGCGCTGTCGCTCACTACCTATGGGGAATCAACCCCTTGGACCCAGGACCGGCACGACGCTGGCTAGAGAGGCAGGTGGCCGCCATGCAGGACGAGCGCGTGCTACCCGACAACTACCGGCCAGCGCTAGAGGATGACGTTCCCGAGGGTCGCGCCTGCGGCAACTGTCGGTTCTATGACGAGTCAATGACACAGGGCGACCGCGCCTGGTGTCAGCGCTGGGACGAATACGTCCAGGGCGATTACTACTGCAATGCGTGGCAGGCTGATGAAAGGGCCGTGGATATGAGCCAAGTGGAGTTCCGCACGTTTGACGCGGATATCACCGAGATACGCCAAGCCGATTCCGGCGACGGCATGACGTTCGGCGGGTACGCCTGGAAGTACGACGTCCCGAGCCTGCCGCTGGGTCACGGGTTCACCGAGCGGATTGCGCCTGGAACCTTTACCCGGTCGCTGAAGTCCCGCGTGGACATTCGCGCCTACGTCAATCACAATGACGAACTGCTGCTCGGCAGCACCCGCGCCAAGACTCTGCGCATCGAGGACCGCGCCGACGGCGGCTATGTAGAAATTGACCTGCCCGACACTTCATGGGGCCGCGATATCAGGACCCTGGTCGCTCGCGGCGACATCACCGGGATGTCGTTCGGTTTCTCTACTGTCAAGGACAAGTGGAGCGACGACGGCACCGAGCGCACACTCATAGCAGCACGGCTCCATGAAACCTCGATCGTCACCGGGGTGCCTGCGTATCCGCAAACGACAGCATCCGTGCGCAAGTTGCAGACCCTTGCCACTCGCACGGCGACCGACGTGGACGAGTTAAGCGACGCCATGACTGCGTTGCAGGCTGGTGAACTGACCGAGGACCAGGCACACCTGCTGCGTAGCGTGGTCGACAAGGTTGCACCCGCGCCAGACCCTGCCGTGCCGACTGCGATCCTCGCCGCGAAACTCGCACTCGCTGAGAAGGCTCTAGGGCTCTAGCCCTCGGGGGTGATTGGTAAGCCGCAGCGCACACCCGCAAGTCGGAGCGCTGCGAACTCGGGTTCGACTCCCGACACCTCCACCACACATCTGAGCGTTCCGCCGATGTGACGTCCTGAGCGTTCCGCCGGACATCCACCTGCATACCTACTCACACTAAGGACACACATGTCTTACCTCGAAAGCCTCTTGGAGGCTCAGAAGAAAGACCTGCACGACGCGCGTGCCTACCTGGACCGCGCCGAGCAGGAGAAGCGCGACCTGTCGGTCGAGGAGCGCACCGCATGGGACGCACTCAATGGCCGCATGGACGAGCGCCAGGACCACATCAACACCGTGCGCGCTGCCGAGCAGCGTGACGCGCGTATCGCTGACCAGTTCGCTTCAGCGCCGGAGTTGCGCGCCGAGGTTCGCACCGCCGCTGCGGAGTTGTCGGACGCCGACATCATCCGTCAGTTGGCAACCGGCGAGCGTCGGACCGCCACCTTTGAGCGTCGCGGCCTGTCTGGCGCTACCGCCACCAAGGGGCCGGAGACCGTGCCCCAGGGTTTCTACGACGTCATCCAGGAGCAACTCGCTTCGTTGAGTCCCCTCCTGGACAACTCGGTTGTGACCGTTCTCAACACCACGAGTGGCGAGGACATCAAGGTGCCTGTGCAGACCGCACGGCAGAATGGCACCGCGACTGCCGAGGGCGCGACCTACGCAGAGTCCGATCCGACGTTCACCAGCATCACACTCCGGGCCCACAAATTCGGGACCCTAACGCTCGTTTCGAATGAGCTGCTTCAAGATACAGGGATCGACCTCGTTGGCTTCCTCGGACGCCAGATGGGTCTCGCGCTGGGGACAGCCATTGGAAATGTTTTGACGCAAGGGACCGGGACTGTGCAACCTAACGGTCTGGTTTTTGCGCTCGGCACGGCTCCGGCTGTCACGGGTGGCACCGGCGTTGGTGGCGCTCCGACCGCTGACAACCTCATCACCCTGATGCACGCCGTAGACAGCGTCTACGCCGCACAGCCTTCAGCGGGCTGGATGATGAGCCGCAGCACCCTGGGCACCGTTCGCGCACTCAAGGACAACCAGGGCGCGTACCTGTTCAACCCCTACGCCGATGCTGGCGTGGTCGGTCGTCTGCTCGCTTACCCGGTGTACGAGAACCCCTTCGTTCCCGCCATCGGTACGGCTGCAACGTCGGCAACGCTGACCGGAAAGGCGATCCTTTTTGGTGATCTCAAGGCTTATCACACACGTTTGGTTGGTGGGATTGAGATCGTCCGTTCGGAC